ATCCAAATCCCGAGTCGATAAGTCTCAACTCTCTTGCAAGACCACTACCGAATACTAGTCTACCAGATACTGATGCATTGTTACCCCAAATACCACCATTAATAGTATCCTCAATACCAAACTTACGTACTTCAGAATCATAAACAGATACTGTTACAGAACCATTGTAATTTCTACCTGGGTTAATATTAACCAAACCAGATATCTCACCGATCTCGATTCTTTCAATATCAAGTGCTTCGACAATCAATGAATTGATATCAGCACTGATTGCCCAACCAACTCTGTTGAAGTAATGTACAGCAGAATTTGATGCTGGTGTTACACTAACTACAGTGTTTGTTGCTGCATTTGCTGCATCAACGGATAATTGGAAATGTGTAGTGTTAGAATTTATTACAATGTAATCTACGCCATCTGACAATCCATCAATCACTTCACCAACACCATTTGCATTGTACTGAATAGCTTCATAGTCTGAGAAGTTATGATTGTTTACAAAGAAGAAATTATTTGCTCCAGAATCAACATCAGTTGAACCATCAAATCTATACTCATTAGCTCTTGTTAAAGTATGTAATGAACTATTAGATGTAACATCAATATCAATATTTGCACCACCAACCGTAGATGTTAGTGTAAGGAAAGTGTCATTTGCATTTGTTACAAAATAATACTGACCATTTGATAGACCTTGAATTTCTTCAGTAGAAGTGCTAATTGTACCAACACCAGCAGTTGCACCAGACCTACGACCAGTGATAGTTTCTGCTGTGTCAAAGTTTACTGTAGAGTATGGAGATAGCTGAATATGAGTTGAGTTTGCTGCTCTAACAACACCATTTGCTCCAGTTGAATCACCATCAACATATTCATTCAATTCAAATGTACCAGACAAAGATGCAACATCAAACTGTATTGTCTTTACACTATTTCCTTCATATATAACCAATTCATTGTTAACAAAATAATGACTATCTGGTTTCCCCCAACTGCTTGTCCATAGCAAACCGCCAGATAAGTTACCAGTTCCATATCTTGTTAGGCTGTGTTCCGTTCCAACACCAGTATTAGCTAAATTGTTTACCGCTCCAGCAGCAGTTTCTGATAATTGAAATGATACTGTGTTTGGATTTCTTACACTGTATGCTTGTCCATCAACTAGACCACCTATAACTACTTCACCAGCATCCGAATTAGCATGACCACCATCTTGCGTATTAGTTCTATAAACTACAATATCATACTCTTGAAATGGATGACCACTATATAGAATAAGATTACTATTTGCATTTACATTTGCAGATGGATTAAATGATATACGATCATATGTGGCAGGACTGATAGCATCATTGCTTGCCTGTACAATAGTTGAATTGGAAGCAATAAACTCTATATTAGAACCATAGTCAATAATTCTTGTGTTAGCTACTACAGCTAGTGCAATAGTTCTATCAATTTCAAAGTCTTGAGTATTTGTAATTTCAATATCAAAATTAGCATCAATACCAGATGTTGCACCTAGATAACTTACACTTGCTAATGTATATCTTGTGGAGTAACCAAACCCATCAGAGTCTAATTTAAATTGAATTGTACCATTACCAGAAGCTGATGTTCCTGTATTTGCTACAACCACTTTAAGACCAGTACCCAATGTACTATTAGCATATAGAATATCACCAGATTCATGGTCTGAAGATGTGAAATCAATATTAAAAGTTTTAGGTGAACCAATGATCGTTGGAGCATCTATAATAGAAAGACCATCATAAGATACTCTTTCACCTACTTGAAATGTTCCTTCAACATTTGTTAGAAAAAGTATAAAAGAAAACTTAGAACCTACGAATACCTTTTCAGCAGAATCGACGTATGCTACTGCACCAGAAGATGTTCCTACAATTCTTTTTGTATTAAAGTTTCTGAAATAATCACTCTCACTAATTTCAATATATTCACGTTCAATCCAAGCACCATCTGAAGGTTTTAGAATATCAGCGGCTGGAATGTAAACTTGAGCTTCTTCATTGTATAGGAGTCTGAATAATAATTTGAGACCTTCAATTGAACCCTTGGCTCTATAAACATCTAAAATGTGTTTCTGAAGTAATCTCTTATTACCAAGAATGTTTGTCGGAACATTCTTCATATACTTAGATACGAAATTATCTAGAAATGAATCTAGAGTAGTATCAATATCTTTATATGATAAAAGGTTTCTAGTTTTATGGATAGGACCTGATTCACTTTCTAACCATTCAAAATAGGCTTCCACGAACTGAATAAAGTTATCACCTTCTTCATTATAGAAGGCTGGAAACTGAGACCTGATAAAATTAGAAACTGTTTCTGGTGTTAAATGCATTACCTAACCGCTACCATGTTTATTGAAATATCTGAAGGGTCAATGATGATAAACATATTTCTAGTTGCTATCAAGTCAGCATCACTATCGTTCAGTTTACCATATATGTTAATGTAGTTTCCAGTATATCCATAAATGTTCAAAGATACTGTCACATCACCAGTTGTATAATTAACAGTTCCAACATCTCTCGTTAAAATCTGTCTTGTAGAAGTTGCATTACCATCTCTATCTGGAACGAATGAATACACATAAATGCTACCAAGACCATCATCAGAAAGATAAGCAGTATATAGTGTCCCATTGTAGTCGTATTGGAATGCTGTGGAATTAATTACTGTTTCATGTCCAGCCGGTAATTGATATAAAGTATCCTCATAATATAATGGATTGCTAAATGAAAATGCTATAGTCTCTGTTGTCTGAACATTTGGAGACCATTTCTTAGATGGCTGCAATTTAGTTGTATTGCCAATGATAGCTGTGTTTGTATCATCAATTGCTTTCAAGAGCTTTGAGAATGAAACGTCTGCACCAAAGTCTGTTAGATAGGCACTATTAAAAGCAACAATACTATTCTTGATATCAGATACCAACTGCTGTGGAGAATTAGTAGTATTGTTTGGATTGTACTTCACAGATGAAACAATCTGAGCATAGATGTAATCTGGGTCTTGGAATACAGGCTCTGTAGTTAGATTCTTGAGTCTAAGATAAGCAATGATACTATCTTTTAGTGACTGTGAAATTAAACCTTCAGTGCCATATGGTTTAGCAGAAATAATTACTTTACCATATTGCTTTGGCTCTACTTCCTCACCACCATATGCAGTAACAGCTTGTAGCTGTGGATACTTAGCTTTAGTTAGATTGATATAATCTTCTTTTGTTACAGCACGTTCTTGAGTAGTAAAGAATCTTGGAGCATTAAATCTAATTGATTCTAAACCTTCTCTTTCAGCACCACCAGCAGCTGCTGAGCTAACTACAACTGATGAAACTGAAGCACCGCCAACAGAATATGTTGCAGTAAATGTTGTAATACCATTAACAACATCACCAACAGTATCTCTATATGTTACCTTAACTAAGTTTCCTGACTGAGGCTTTCTACCAGTTACATTATTACCAAATGTAATCTCATACTGATTATTAGCATATCCTTGTGTAAAGAAAACATTTGATGTTGGTGTTAGACCGTATAAGTTTGGAGCATTTGTATATGCATATGATGTGGTATCTGTATTAGCATTATAAAGATCAACTTCAATTGATGTTGAATCTAGATTTTCTGACTGTAGAATATATCTCTGAGTTGTATCACCAGTTACGTTAAAGTATTCAGTTACAATCTCGCCTTCATATATATTAAATGAACCAGATTCGTATGCGCCATAGTTTGCTGTAATCACAACAGCATTGTTTGTTGTAAATGTATATGTAGTGCCGCCAATAGCAGCCTCAAATCTATAATGTTTTGGTAGTGTAACAATAGAACCAACTGAAGGAGCAGTTGTTGAAACGGTAACCTCTGCTACTGCTGATGCTCTAGACCTTGGAACATAATTAAGTTCTTTAGCATGTGATATAACAGACTCTTTTACAAGAGCAGTATCCAAGAACATTTCTGAACCAATCATATTAAGGTAATATGAGTTTAGATATGTATTGTATGTAAGAATGTCTAGTAGAACAGCAAAGTTAGAACCTTCAAAATCATAGTCAGTAAATCTCTCCTGACTCTGAAGGAATGTCTTCAAGTTGCTCTTTAGTGTGTTGAAGTCTAACTCTGAAGTAGCTAAAAATGTATTTGCCATTATCTTACTCTGTAAAGAATAACATCTAAGGTGATTGGTTCTGGAGTATTTATTATAGAAAAAACAATGCTAATGTTGACAGAATTCTGATCTGGACTTGAACTCACATATACTTCAATAAGTTGACACCTTGGTTCAAATCTTTCAATAGCTTCAAATATTTTTTCTCTAATTAAAATTTCTGTAGAAGGTTCTATATTTTCAAAAAGAAGTCCTCTAACACCACACCCAAATTCTGGATTGAAAGGACGTTCACCAAAATCAGTCAATACGATGTTTTTAATTGACTGTTTAATAGCATCATGATCAGTAATAGGAGATATATCCTCACTGACTGGGTGTACAGTGAGGTTATTAGAAAAATCTCTATATCTACTTGTATTTCTTAATGCGTTTAGTGCCATCTTTTATTTATATCCCTAATTTACCCATTCGTCATTGTTTGGATCAAAAGCTGCTACGCCAAGAGTGTTTGTTTCTGGTATTTTTATATCTTCTCTTAATGCAGCAAGAGCATTACCTAAAAGACCTCCACTGTTTACCATGAACTGTGAAACACCAGCAGCCAATTTAAATCCATCTTGTAGTGTACCTAAACTTACCATAGGAAGCATTCCACTAAGACTTGTTACTGAACCAAGTATAGATGTTAATGATGTTGGAAGAGTGTATTGCTTGGCAGTATCAATATCTTTATTTTTAGTCATCAATTTATTAGCTAAATTGACAACTTGCTTTATTTCTGTACTTTGTGATAAATTACTGAGAATAGTATTCATAGCAGACATAAAAGGAATCATTGTATCTGGTCTGAATATATCCAACTTTGTAGTTGCTAGTGCTGAAGATGAATTCCCAATACACCACCGACATTAGTTACCATTTGATTCAATAATGTTAGTGTAGAACCACTTGAAGGTGGTGTTAATGTTCCAAGCTGTGAAAGTGAAACAGCCTGTAGTAATGTTACACCTTTTTTCAAAGAACCAAGATTCATCATATTAAATGCTGGAACGCCAGCACCAGCCGATTCTTTCGGAAATACTGCAACTAATTTTGGTATAATTTGATCTACAGCAGCCATTGGAGTTGCTGACTCACACATAAATGCTTTACCAATATAACTTGGCTTCTGAAGGTTTGGAT